CTGCCAGCTACGAATAGGGCCGCGGGTTCGGCTAGGAGCCCGCGGTCCGTCCTATGCGCGTATCGCCGCGCTACGCGTTTCATCCGGGCCTGATGACCTGCTCCCCGAAACTTGATCCAGTTGTTATGAGAGTCTCTACTGCTGTTTTGTACAAGGAGACTTAGGATGAGCGGACGCAGGGGGCAGACGCCGGCACAGATCATTGGCAAGCTTCGTGAAGCTGAGGGCTTGTTGAATGCGGGCCACCCGATGTCGGTGGTGGTTCAGCGGATGGGGATCAGCATGGCGACGTACTATCGGTGGCGTCAGAAGTACGGCCGGATGCAGGTCCCGGACGCCAAGCGGCTGAAGGATCTGGAGCATGAGAACACGCGGCTGAAGCGGTTGCTGGCCGAGTCGGAGTTGGACAGGGCGATCCTGAAAGAAGCGATCGACTTGTTGGGAAAACCGTAAGCCCGACGCGCAAGCGGCAGGCGGTGCGTCAGGTCCAGGTCCGGCTGGAGGTGTCGCAGCGTCGTGCGTGTCGGGTCCTGGATCAGTCGCGGAGCACGCAGCGTTACCGGGCGCGAGTGGTCGATGATGAAGCGGCTTTGGTGGCGGCGAAGCATGGCCTGGTGGCCAAACATCCTCGTTACGGGTATCGGCGGATCTGGCGATTGTGGAAGCGTGAGGGCTTCAAAGTGCCGGGAAAACAGCGGAAGAAACGTCGTTTGGGCCATAGCGACAACGGGTGCGCTCGTCGCAGGGCTTCGGGTGTCGATGATGTGTGGGCGTGGGACTTCATTCATGATCGTGATGAGCGTGGTCGGTCGCTGAAGTGGTTGGGCCTGGTGGACGAGTTCACGCGGGAATGCCTGTTGCTGGAGGTCGCCCGTAGCATCACGGCGGCGGACGTGGTGAATCTGATTCGTGAAGTGATGTTGATTCGAGGCGTACCGCGTCACATTCGCAGCGACAACGGCTCGGAGTTCATCGCGGCGGCGATTCGTGGTTACCTGGATAATGCGGGGGTAGCGACGCTGTACATCGCCCCTGGCAGCCCGTGGGAGAACGGCTACGCCGAGAGCTTCCACGGTCGGTTGCGTGACGAGTTGCTCAATGCGGAGTCGTTCGCGGATTACCGTGAAGCCAAGGTGCTGGGCGCGGCGTGGCAGAACGAGTACAACCATCGTCGGCCGCACTCGTCGCTGGGCTACCAGACCCCCGCGGCGTACGCGGCTTCGCTTGCCGAGCCTCCGGTCGGGGCTTCGCCCCTCCCTCCGACTCGGCAAGCGAAGCAGACAATTGAGACCCCGACTCTCATAGAGGCTGGTACATAGATTGGGGGCAGGTCACTGAATCTCCCATCGGTTTTCATTTTCTCTCATACCTTTCCACTTGCTTGCATCGGCTCTCACACCCCGTGCGCCGACCCCCCTCCGGATTGCTAGGATGTCTCCCACACTGAACAGGCCGCGACCGTCGCGGCACCACCGACAGGGAGGCGGATATGGCGATTCATATATGTTCGGCGTGCGGGACGGCTGTTCCCGCCTATTACCTCAGCCGCGGACTCTGTGACGACTGCAAGTGGGATACGTGGATCCCCCGCGGCTACGCGGCCAGGGAGAAATACGCCTACAGCGAGACGTGGAGACACTACAACGCTACGCGCAGACCGTCGTTGGGAGTGGATTTCCTCGACCGCAAGCCCTTCGCGCTGAACGATTTGCTGCCCATGTGCGGCCGCAAGCCCCAGTCGAGCATGCGCCTGGCCGGCGGGGATACCTCTAAAAATGAGCGTTAGGGTGAAGGGGCTTTCGATTGCCAATTGCGAATTGCGGACCGTGCCTGCCGGCAGGCGAGTTGCAGATTGCTTGCCACGGCATAGCCGACTTGTCACGCCGAAGCGCTGCGAAAGAGGAAGCCGACGGCGGGCGGATTGAACGGCACGAAGAGGGCGCCCCGAAAGGACCGGGTGTGCCGCATGACGTGCAGCGGTTGCGGCGGGCGAGGCTGACGCCGCGGCAGATGCAGTGTCTGGCGCTGTACTACTACGACGGGATGAGCCAGGAGCAGATCGGCAGGCATCTGGGGATCGGCCAACGCGTCGTCAGTCAGCACCTGCAGTACGGACGCGACAAACTCGCCGTCGCGGAGTTGTCGATTCGGCGCATTTCGACGCGGACGGAGATCCGGATCACGCACATGGACACCGAGACGCTCGACCGCCTGACGTCGGAAGTTGCTCGGGGCCTGTGGTAACGGCTATGGCTGAACAATGCGGCATCCGGATCGAGTACGTCGACCCAGCCGACCTGATCCCCGCGGCGTACAATCCGCGGACGATCAGCGAGCCGGCGCTGCAGCGTTTAGCCAAGCTGCTGGACGCCCACGGGTTCGTCGATCCGATCATCGCCCGGGCCGAGGACAAGCTGGTCATCGGCGGCCACCAACGGCTGAAGGCCAACGCCCTGCGCACACGGCCGGATACGACCGTGCCCGTGGTCTTTCTGGAGGGGGTGTCCGACGACCGGGCCAAGGCCCTGAACGTTGCCTTGAACAACACCGAGGCCCAGGGGCAGTACGATATGCCCATGCTGGCCGACGTGCTTCAAGGGATCGACACGGGCGAATTCGACGTGCCGACCTTCACGGGGTTTTCGGCAGACGATATCGCCGGCTTGATGCACGGGCTGGACGAGCGCGTTCCGCCGGAGTCGGAGATTCCCGAGGCATACCAGGTAGTGGTCGAATGCAACGGCGAGGACCACCAGCGCGAGATTTACGAGAGGCTTACCAGCGAGGGGCTCTCATGCCGGCTGTTGACGCTGTAGTCGCCTGTCCCGTGCAGGACAGTTTCCATGGAAGCACGTTGGTATCAAAGATTCCCGGGTTTGTTGTTGCAGGACGCTTTCTTTTGGCCTAATCTCGAAACGCTGTTGCAGCACAAATCAGTGTGAGGACGGACATCCCGGATGGCGAGGAGATCAGCATGGCAAAGGCTGCGCGATTGAGACTCATCTCTCAGATCGAACGTGCACGGAAGAGCTCTGTTGTTTCCTATATGACGAGCACACGCGCGGGCCTGGAAGTACAAATGGCCATGGATGCCGTACGGCGCGTCTACGAGCATATCCTGCTATTCGGGACTGAGAAGAAGTTGCCGAGGGTCGACCTATTCCTCCACAGCAACGGCGGTGATGGTGTCGTGCCGTGGAGGCTTGTGACGCTTATCCGTGAACACGCCGAGGAATTCTGCGTTTTGGTCCCCCATCGTGCGTTCAGCGCCGCAACCCTGACGGCTCTTGGGGCAGACGAGATTGTAATGCATCCAATGGCGATGCTCGGACCTACTGATCCCACTGTGACTACGCCGTTCAATCCGTCGGATCCCAGCAATCCCAAAAGGCGTTTGGGGATCAGCGTCGAGGATGTAACCGCCTACATTGCCTTGATTAAAGAAGATGCCGGTATTCAGCATGAAGATCAATTGGTCGAGGTATTCCGGAAGTTGGCCGAGGAAGTACATCCTTTGGCACTCGGGAATGTGAAGCGATCTCTCTCCCAGTCGCGCATGATGGCCAAGAAGCTTCTTGCGTTGCACATGGACCTGAACACAGAGGAGCATCGCATCGACGAGATTGTTGACAGCTTCACGTCCAGGCTCTTCTACCACGGTCACCCGATTAACAGGCTTGAAGCCAGGGACCAACTCGGACTCGCAACCGTGCGGTTCCCAGCCAAGGTTGTGGAAAAGGCAATGTGGCGACTGTATCTTGAGTACGAGAAAGAGATTAAGATTGAAGATCCATTCAGCCCAGCGTCCGAGTTCATCGCCGCTTTCCCGGATCTCCAGCTTGGGCAGCCTAACACTACCCCGGCTAGGACTGCCAAGTTGGCTTTTGTGGAAAGCACGAACCGAACTGACGTCTACGCGCTGGAGTATGAATTGTGCGGCCAGAAAGGCCATGACGGTGCAACAAGCGTGACGATGATCACTCGAGATAAAGGTTGGCGGCAAGGATGACCGATCTACAATTAGCAGGTGACAGAATAGACGCCTTGCCGTATACTACAGTTCTTGTCGGAAGAGAGGCCATGCAGGTTCGCGCTAACAATCTGCAAATGAAGGACGTTAGCGTCCCGCAGTCCAGCAAGTGGGTGGCAGGACAATCTATCCTCCCAGATAGGTTTGCAAGCACATCGGAACCTGTTACTGAATCTATCGTGCCGCCGGAATTTAGCTCGATTAGCGAAATCAGGCAGCCACGGGAGCCCAGTTACGAGTCTAGTCTCTAGACTCACTTGGCCTATGGGGGTCGTCAAGGGGGCTTCCTGACATTACAAAGCCGGCTTTTGGCCTGTTGTTGATCGGGCTAGCCCATTCTCAGTCACTCCTTAGGCCGCATTTCCCACCAGACTTGCGTGGCCGATAGCATCCGATACGGTATCTTTCGCACATTTGGATAGACGGGTAGCCTTCGTGCTGGTCAAGTTTGGGTTTTCCACGACCTAAGTTGACTAGACAAGAAGGAGCTACCCATGAGTAATGGTACCACGACGGATGTGACGGACTCCATGTGGCTCGAAGGGGATTATGCCTGAAGCATAGACGTAAGGCAAAGCCACTGCCTGCGCGTCCACACCGGAATCGACCATGGCGCCCGCTCGCGCAGAATACGACGACGACGAACTTGTGCTGGACATAGCCGAGGGCCGGCTGAACTACCGTCAGATCAGCATCAAGCACGGCTTGTCACTGGATTACGTAGGCCGGATCGCCCGAGGGCATCGCCGACCTGAGCTACAGCCTCGGATCGACGCCGCGGTTCTGGCGATCGTGCGGGAATCGCGCCGGCTCGGCGCCAGGATGACTTGTTTGGCATGGAGCCGTTTGGGAAACCTGGCGGGGGCCACAGAAGGTGTAGCGAATGAGACTCAGCGCAAGGCGGCAGTGGATATCCTGAAGCTCGCCCAAGCCGGCGATCTCACGAACGTCCCGTTAGCGGTCGAGACCCCGCGCCTGGAACTGGCCGACTTGTCCGACGATACGAAAGCCAAGGTCCTATCCGAACTGGAAGGCCCGCAAGAATGAATGATGAAGTGTCCTCGAACGCGACGAGATCTATGGCTGGCCGTGTATCAGATGTTTGGGATCAAGCTTCCGCATCGGGTCTTCACCCGCGGCCACAGTACGCCGCTCGATTTTGTCGCCGATGCGCTGCTGCATCCGGGTAAGGACGTCGCCGCGTGGGCCAACCGGCGGGGGGCCAAAACACTCTGCGGGAGCATCCTGGCCGTTTTGGAGTATCGGTTCAGCGATGGGCCGATCAAGGGCCGCGTCCTGGCCGGCAGCGAGGACCAGGCCCGGACGTTGTATGAGTACTGGGAGCAGGGCTGCTGGAATATCCTGGCCGATCGGCTTCGCGGCGAGCCGGGTCGGCTGATCACGCGGCTGGACAACGGCGACTTCGAAATCCTCGCCGCGTCGCCCAAGCGGGTTCGCGGGCCGGGGATCCAGCGGTTGTACTGGGACGAGGTCGACGAGATCGACCCGTCGCTGATGGCCGCATCCGTTGGGACTCTAACAACCCTCAAGGGCGTGCCGGCCCGGACGGTGGCCATGTCCACATGGCACCACGCCCATGGACCCATGAGCCGCCTGGTCGCCGAGGCGGCGCATCGCGGCGTGGGCCTGCACCGGTGGAACATCTGGGAGACGATCGCCCGCTGTCCGCCCGAGCGTCACGAGCATGGGCGGGGATGTGCAACTTGCCCGCTGGGCAAGGCTTGCGTTGCGAAGGGCGCCGAGCGCAACCCACGCGCTAAAATCGGTGTCGCCGCCGAGGCCGTCGGCCTGTTCGCCATTGACGACGCCATCAAGCAGTACACGCATTGGTCGGCCGAACAATGGCGGGCCGAGGCGGAGTGCAAGCGACCAACTCTGGACGGGATGGTCTACGCCGCGTTCGATCGTCGCGAGCACGTCCAGGCGGATCTGGATTTCCAGGCCGACCTGCCCGTGTACCGGGCGATCGACTGGGGGCTCAACGATTTCGTGTGTCTGTGGATCCAGCCGGACAAACGCGGGCGAGTGCTGGTTGTCGACGAGTTGTGGACCGGTCAGACCACGACGCACCAGGTCGCCGAAGAGATTCGCAAGCTGGACCGCGGCGTTCGCGTCGAAGCGACGTTCTGCGACCCGGCGGGGCGGAACCGCAGCGACCAGACGGGCTACAGCGACATCGATGTCTTTGCCGCGGCGGGTATCCCGTGCCGCTATACGCTCAGCCCGTGGGCTCGGGAAATCCGCAACGGCGTCAACCTGATCCGCTCGGCGCTCAAGCCGGCGACCGGGCCGCCGCGATTGCTGATCGCCGGCAAGTGCGCCCGGCTGATCGAAGCGTTCGAGAGCTACAAGCTGCGCCAGGTGAATGGGCAGTACGTGGATGAACCCGTCAAGCCGCAGCCGTGCGACCACCCGATGGACGCGCTTAGGTACTATTTCGTCAACCGCCACGCCCCCTCGCGGGCGCAGGCCCAACCCATGAGATACACCGGATGACCTCGTTCGACCCTTTCCAGACCGGACCGCTGTATGACCTGCACCGCCCCCGCTGGCAGTTGGAGTTGGACGCCAGTGAGTTCACGCTGGATGTGGTCCGCGGCGGCGCGTACCTGCGGCCGTTTTCCGATCGCGAACACCCCGACGACTTCGCGTACCGTCGGAGCATGTCATGCCCCTTGGACATGTGCCGCGACGGCGTGCGGATTCGCATCGACAATCTGTGGCGGACCGCCCCGAAACGCGAGATCCGGCCGGGCAAGTACGCCGACCTGATCAGCCGGCTGGTCCACGACGCCGACGCCGAAGGCACTGCTTTGGACTCCCTTATGCGCGGCGCCTGCTGGGACATGTATGTGACGGGCGTCGATATCGTCACGCAGGTGACCAACGCCGACGGGGCCGATCTGCGGACCCGCGCCGACGACCTGGCGGCGGGGATCCGCCCGTACTTCCTTCGGTTCAGCCCGCTGCAGCGCTACGACTGGGCTACCACCGGCTCGGGAGCCTTCCGTTGGGCCCGGTACTGCCTGGGTGTCGACCCGGTCGGCGATGAGCGCGACGCCGGCGGGGGGGGCGTCACGCGGTTCTTGACGGTGACCGGAACCGAATGGCGGCTGTGGCGCGTGCTGCAGGCGACGGCCGGAGGGCGGCGGCGTGTCGACCTGGTCGGCCGCGGGGCGAATCCGTTGGGGCGACCGCCTATCGTGAAGCTGTACTTCGCCGAATCGCGCAAGGCCGGCCACGGCGGGGTGCCCCTGTCGCTGCTGACGCGGCCGGCGATGGTGGCCCGCGTGGCGATGAACATCAAGAGCCAGGCCGACGCCGACCTGCTGGCCGCGGTCACGCGCTGGATGCTCTCGGGCGTCGGCGCCGAGGAGTTGCCCGACGCCTACGCCCCCGGAGTGGTGTGGAAGATTCCCAACCCCGACGCGAGGCTGCAGATCGCCCAGGGCGACGTGGCCCATATCCGCGAGAAGCGCAAGTGGCTGGCGCTGTACCTGGCCGAGATCCTCCGGTTGCTGAAGTTCCGCGGCGGCATGGCCGAGGTCGAAGCCGGCGCCGGGTCGGGCCTGAAGCTCGCCATCGAGCGGACCGACCTGGACAACGAGCTGCGGGCCGTGGCCGGCCAACTGGAGGCGACGGAGTTGGAGATGATGCGCCAGGCCGTGTGCCTGGCCACCGGCGACGACATCCGCCCCGAACGGGCCGCGGACGAGTTGGGCTACAGCGTGACGTACAACCGCGACTACGTTCTGGAGCCGGTCGGCGAGATGCTCGACAACCTCCGCACCTGGATGTGCGACTGCGGCCCGGTCACCGCCGAGGTGCCCGAGATCGGTCGCGAGATGACGCGGCAGGTGGCCAACATGCTCGCCCGCGCCGGCACCGATGCCCACGCCCAGGCCACCGCCGAGATCGACCGGGCCGCGTTTGGCCGGCAGTGAATCTCTCACTGCTTGTGATGAGGCATGGATCTGGCTGGGTATGTATCACTCCGCCCGATCGAGCGCCGTTTTCGGGTGGACAAGTGCGTTGACATACGGCGAAACTGGGGTAGAATTTGCAGTAGGCGCTGGCGATCCGCCCCTATGGCCTCCGTGTTCCGAGAGTAAGGCTTTTTCGTATGCGGTGTTTCTGCAAGCGCTTATGGTTGATGGTCGGCGGATCTGGCCTGGCTAGGCGGGACATAATCCCGGATCATGGATGGGCTTTCTGCCGATACCTTCCAAGGACGTTCATGTTGACTGTGGCCGTATGAGAAAGGGTCCGAGAGAATGACGGTCGCTTCGAGGGGCACGGTTATCCGGTTGAACTGGGAAGAGGATGACGATACCAAGGTCATTGTCACGCCTTCCAACCAGGATCGGTACATGCAGAGCGTCAAGCAAGTTATCGAGGCCTGCCAAATGAAGGAGGCGTTCAGGCAGATCGAGGCCCAGTTGGATTCGTTGCTTGCTAGGCTTGGTGAATGGGTCAGAGACCATTTGGACAGCATTCACCGTGCATTTGTTACCGTTCGCGAAACGAGTCTGCTTTTCCTGATCGTGCAGCCAGGGAAGGCCTACGACGCCGAGTTGGAAGAGGCGTTGAGCGCCATCGACATGGAGATTGCCCTTTCGGAAGAGTACAGTTCCTTGAAGTTGAGTGTGCTCGCATTGCCGAATTCGACCGATGACTCAACGCGCGCCTTCCTGCATCCCGACTTCGCGTTGGAGTACAAGCAGAGGGATGCCTAGCGAGTCTGCTCATATCACGCTTGCGCGGCGAAACAGTAGTGCAATCGCTCACCTGCAAACGGGGGATGATGGGTTTCCTGACTGGGTGGCAACCGTAGCTTTTTACCGAGCTGTTCATCTTGTCGAGGCGGTTTTTGCCAAAGGGGGCAATCACGGGCATACCCACGAGGGACGCGAGCGCATTCTGAAGCAGGACAAGGCCCTGAATCGCTTGTGGCACAACTATCGCCAATTGTACAGCGCTTCAATAGTTGCCCGCTACTTGGGTCGTGGCAATGTTACCGCGTTCTCGCAGTATATGTCGTCCGATCAAGTGCAATCAATTCTCCTGGATCACCACCTTCGGCAGATCGAGAAGACAGTCAAGAAGTTGCTTGCCAGGAAACGGGCCAAGCGTAAGAAGAAGTAGCGTGAGTCGTTGATTAAGAGCATTTCTGCTGATTGCCGTTGACGTTGATTCCCTAACGATTGCTGGTGTTCGCAATACTATTGCGCGCCTCCGCGGAGACACTGCATGCCTGATGATCCTGTCGATACCGCTGCGCCGTTGGGACCGACGGCGCCGGAGCCCGAAGCCCCCTCGTCGGAGGCGCCGGGCGGCTCGGACGAGCCGATGGCCGATCCCGCTCGGGACATGGTGCCCCGGGCGGAACTGGAGAAGGTGATCCGCGAGCGTCAAGCGGCCAAGCAGCGCGCTCGCAAGGCCGAAAGCGAGTTGGCTTCGTTGGCGGCTCTGCCGTCGTCGTCGACCGCCGATCCGGATTCGTCTGCCCCGGCCGAAACATTGCAGCGGAAGCTGCGCCTGCGCGAGACGCAGTTGGCGGCGCTGTTGCGCGACCAGCAGTTGCGGCAGGCCGCGGCTCGAGCCGGGGCGATCAACCCCGACCAGGTCGTCGGGATCCTGCGGCCTCGCGTGGTGATGGCCGAGGGCGACGACGGCGAGTTGTGTCCGGTCTTTCTCGACGAGGCCGGGCGCGTCGAACTCGCCGAAGACGGTTCGGCCCCGGATGCGGATGCGTTCGTGGGGCGGTTCCTGGCCGATCCGGCCCAGGCGAATCTTCTCCGCTCGTCGTCCGTGCCCGGCAGTGGGGCTCGGCCGGTGGGGGGGACGGCGCCCGCCGAGGCCGTTCCGCAGACCCTGGCCGAGTTCAACGCCCTGCCCGCCTCCCGTCGCCGCGACGCCGCGATGCGGATGAGTCGCCGCCAGCGCGAGGCCATGCTCGGTATCGCCCGCCCGGGCGCCGACGGCTACCTGTAACCCTGTTGACCTGAGAGAGAATCCATGACGCAAACCGACACCACCACACTGCAGTACACGCTTCCGACCGAGCACATTGCCGCGACGGTCGTGCAGGAGGCGCGGCCGTTCAACGTGGTCGCCCCCCTGGTCCTCAACGACATCCAGCCGCCGGGCCAAGGCGCGACCTGGCAGAAGGTGATCCTACCGACCACCGCGGCCGCCGGCGTGGCCGAGGGCGATGACATTTCCGCCGCGGCCCGCACGCCGGCGCGGGCGTACACCACAATCTCCGAGGTCGGCCTGTCGACCGAACTGACCAAGCTGGCCGAGGAGACCTCCCGACTGGACAGCCAGGTGATGCTGTGGGCCGAGAGCCAGGGCCGGGCGATCGCCCAGAAGGTGACCGGCGACCTGTGCGCCCTGTTCATCGACCTGGCCGGCGGCTCGGCCGTCGGGACCAGCGGGTCGGACATCACCGTGGCGAACTTCGTCGAAGCGATGTACACGCTGGACAACGCCAACGCCCCCGGCCAGAAGCGGTGCGTCCTACACCCGCGCCAAGTGGCGGATCTGTTCACCGCCCTGACGGGGACCGGGACGATCTACCAGAACCTGCCCGAGCTGATCCGCAACGGCGTCCTGCCCGACGGGCAGCCCGCGGCGGGGTTCGTCGGCCAGTTGTTCGGCGTGCCGATCTACCAGACCACGGAAGTCGACGCCGCCAACAGCGGCGCCGACCGCGCCGGGGCGATGTTCGTCTCCGAGGCGATGGCGTTCGTCCAACTGCGGCCGATCACCGTGGAGTACGACTACGACGCCTCCAAGCGGGCGCGGGAGGTCGTTGTGACGGCCGCCTACGGCGTCTGCGAGGTGGTCGACAGCTACGGCGTGCCCATCGTGACCGACGCGTAGCCGCCGCTTGTTCCCCAGGCCGCGGGGGCGGCGCCGTCGCGGCGTCGCTCCCCGGCCCTCTGGTCCAGATGGTCTCGCGTCAACGGCCGGAGACCGAGGCGTCGGATTCCGAGACTTGTGCTTCGGGTTTACCCGTTCCGGACGCCGCCACACATGGAAACATGAAGGAATACTATGCACGCACCCGAATCGTATGACCTCAAGCCGTCCGAACAGCAAGAATACCAGCAGATCGTCGATTCCATCGACCTGCACGGCGGGCTGTACAGAACCGACCGCGACGGACATCTGATCACCGACGCGGGAGGCAACCCGGTTCCGGCCGATTATGTGGTGCTGCGATCCCGCCGGTTCCTGGTCGACGCCCACGGCGTTCTGTGGCGCTTCTTCGCCGAAGGCAGCTCGAAGAACCCCGACGCGGCCGATCGCGGAGGAGCCCCCTGGCGAAACAACCGCGTCGAGATGTGGACCGGCCGCTGGCGCACGATCACCGGCGGCGACGGCGCGACTACCTACGCCAAGGTCCTGTCCCCCCGGCCGATCGACAAGCGCATCAACGGCCACCCCGGCATGTCGCAGATCGACTGGTACCGAACCGTCAAGGGCTACAAGCATCCGCTCGACCCCCCCCGCGAGCCGAGCGCCGAGGACATCGCCGCGATGACCGGCGGCCGATCGGCCACCGAGGCGCCAATCCGCGCGCGGATGCAGGCTGAACTGGACAAGGACGCCGACGACGCCGGCCGGTCCGCCGGACCCGTCCGTACGAACGACCCGGGCAGCGCCGATGCCGCTGAGCAAAAACGCCATATCCGCGAGATGCACGAACGCATCGCACGGAAAGTGGACACTCAACGAAACCGCTGACCCCGGCGGGATGATCCGTCCCGTCCTGCGAGGATGATCCATGAGCATACCCTACGTCGCCAACCTGGCCGTCACCTACGAAGCCGACCACAGCTTCGACGAGGCCGGCGACTCGGTCGGCGGGGTCGCCGGCATCATGCGGTCCATCAGCCTGGCCGCCGCCGGCGATGAGATCCACATCCTCAACGCCGCCGACCCGACGAACAACGTCAAGCTCGACACGCTGATGAAGATCCCCGTCGCCTCGACGGCGAACATCGCAGTCAACGACCTGCTGGTCGATACGACCGCCAGCCCCAACGCGGCCCTGCGCGTGGCGGTCGTTGCGGACTACCAGTACGTGTTAGGCGAGTACGTCGCCGCCGGCTACGGGGGGACATTCGCCAACGGCGACACCGTCACAACCGACGGCGGGGCCACCTCCACCACCATCGACGACGACCCGGCCTATCCGGGGATCGAGATCAACGCAGATTTCGCCGTCAACGGAACGACCACCGCGCCGATCCTGATCAAGGGCTTCGCCGCCGACGGCGTGACGCCCCAACGCGTCTATCTCGACGGCAACGCCACGGCCGAGTACGGCCTGTCGATCCGTTCCCGCGACTACTGGCAGGTCAGCGATCTGGATATCCACGACCACAAGCTCAGCGGCGTCCGCGCCGAGGCGGTCGGCACCTGCTCGGGCTGGCGGCTCGAGCGCGTGACCGTTCGCGGGGCCGACGCCGGCCGGTCGGGCCAGTACGGGTGGGTCGGCATGGCGTACTTCCGCGAGACCTCGCTGATCGACTGCATCGTCCAGGACTGCGCCTGGTCGGGGGTGGACACGTCGCCGCCGTCCGGCACGTACCTGCGCTGCGTGTTCCGCAACAACGGATCGTCCGGGATCGGCGGGACCATCAACAACATCAATATCGTGACCTGCCTGATCGTCGACAACGCCGTCGACGGCCTGCGGATCTCGGGCGAGAACGTTCTGGTGACCGGCTGCGTGATCGACGGCAACGGCGCCGACGGAATCGAACTGCCGTGGGGCGCGCACGACAACACCGTCATCGTCGCCAATCGCATCACCAACAACGGCGGCTACGGGATCAACGCCTCCGACGCCGCCAACGAGACCACCTACGCCGACTACAACGCGATCTACGGCAACACGTCCGGCTCGGTGAACAACGTCTCGCTCGGGGCGAACGACCACGGGGCCGTCGGCGACACCAACATTCCCACGGCGGCCAACCGCGACATGACCGCCGACGGATACACCGATGCGGACAGCGACGATTACTCCCTGACAGCTTCCGCCGTGTTGCGGCGGGAAGCGTGCGCTATCGAAGACAACGCTGCTTATGTAACCGCGGGCCTCACGCCGGATGATTTCTCCGTGCCCGCCGTGGGGGATGTGCGAAGCGGAACCGACTACAAAGACAGCGCGCTAACCGGCACGCTCAGCCTGCCGGCTGTGGGGGATGTGCAGGTCAGTGTAGGCTACGGCGCGGCGGGCACGGAATTCACCGGGACCTTGGCCTTGCCGACCGAAGCCCAGGTAGCTCAGGGCGTCGGCTACGGCGCCGACGGCATAGAGTTCACCGGCAGCATGGGAACGGGCGCCTCGCATGACCACAGCTTCACAGGTCCGGTCCACAACCTGAGGTCAGAATGAGTCAGACTACCTATTCGTGTTACATCGAGATCGACGACGACGCCGCAACCGGGTTGACGGTGTACCTGTCCGACGCTACGGGCGCCTACGGGGTGAAGCGGAACGACACCGACGCGGTTGTAGTCGCCGACGGCACGGCCATGTCGGAGATCGGCTCGGGCTGGTATTCGTACACATGGACCGACCCGGCGTACGACCTGACCTACACCGTGGCCGTGGAATACACGTATGACGGGGAAACCACGCGTTTCTCCGACACCATATCCGGCGCCACTTCAGCCTCGGGCGCTGCGACCCCGGCAAGGCGGTGGGAGTCGATCATCCCCTATGAAGACCGGTCCAATTTCCACACGGCGCGCTGGCGGCTTCTGGGGGTGACGACCAAGGAGAACGCGCAGAACACCGACAACGGCGTCCTGTGGCTGAAGATGTCCAAGGCGGGCGATACCGTCACGGCCAACATCTACAAAGACGATGGGCTTGCCTCGGGGAATCTCGTCGCCACCGGTTCGGCCGACGTGTCCGGCGTGGACGGCACGGGCGAGAACGCCGCGCAGGTGACGCTGTCGGAAGCCAACTCCAGCGGCTTGTCGGGCGAGTTCTGGATTCATCAGTACGTGGACGACGATTCCTGCCCGATCCAGGTAGCCTTGTGCACGGATGAAGACCTCGACGTGCTGTGGGATGGGATCGAAGACCTGTCCGGCTACGACTCGACGTACGGCATGGCCGAATTCATCCGCGCCGCCGGCCAGGACGTGCTCGCGCTGGTCGCTAGGCTGTTCCAGGATCAGGTCGGCGGCTACGGGGCTGCGGAGGCCTGGTATATCACCGACGCTGAGCAAATTGTTCCCGATCTTCGCCGGATCGCCAACCCGGGTCAGCTGCGCCTGGCGTGTGCGTATCGGGCCCTTCAGATCGGCGTCGGTCGCGACCACCAGGCGGCCGGCGAGACAGCGTACAGCGATCTGCGGGACCATTTCGCCGACGAGTACACACGGGCCATGAACTCGCTGTCGATCGCCCTGACCTCCGGCGGATCGGCCGCCGAGACGATCGGCCAGACGCGTTACCGCCGGTTGCACCGGGCCTGATGACGGCCCCCAATCAATCGAGGCGATCGGACCATGGCAGAGATCAGCGTAGGTAATATCGAGGGACGGATCCTCGAGGACCTCACCGACGCGTTGGCCCTCGCCCGCGTCGGCGGCGAGGCGGTCTTTCGCAGCGTGGACACAACCACCTGTGAGGAGCGGTTGCACCAGTTGCAGTTGGCCGGTCCGGCGCCCAAGGCGATGGTTCGGTACGTCCACACCGACGAGACCGACGCCGTCGAGGGCCGACGCCACTGCATCGTCGGCGTGGAGATCCTCATCGGGATCAAGGCGGCGAGCGCGTCGAATCGGGCCCAGGTCGCCGAGATCCTTCGACTGGTCAACGCGGCCAAGAACGCCGTGGAGGACTCGCCTCCGGCCGACGCCGCGGCCGGCGGGGAGCCGAGCCGGTGGCGGCCTCGCCTGACGTGGGGGCGCCCTGCGCTGGATGTTAAGGACCACGCCCCCTGGATCGTCGGTCGCGTGAACTTGGAAGTTTCTTACACGTTGAACAGTCCCACCTCTCACTGAGGAGCCTACTCCATGGCGTACAACGTCTACCACAACCCCACCGACGTCACGCTGGGCAGCTCGCCGATCACCGGCGTGGTGTCGATCACTGTGACAGAGTCGTTCGGCGAGATCCACGCCGCGGCCGACGACGATACGCACGAAAGCGTCGCCCGCTACACGACCGGCCGCACCGGCGGCGTCATCCGCCTGGTCGATCCCACCCAGGCCGAGGCCGCTTCCGGCGGCACGGGTGATCTGGTCTTCACGTGGACCGACGCCCAAGGCGGGACGGACAAGACCGTGACCATCGCCAACTGCTCGGCGGGTCGCTGGGACGCCGAAGTGGGCCGCGACGCCGCCTCCGCCGCGACACTGTCGTTCATCGCCGAATCGGCCCCGGTTATCTCCTGATGGACTCGGCCGGCCTGTACCGCCGGTGGGAGGTGCGCGGCCGCCGGCCGGACGCGACGCATCCGGATCGATGCGGCAAACTGCACTGCCATGGCGTTGCGTTCGCGCTGCCGCCGCGGGGGCTGCGGATCGTTCCGAGGTTCCAGCCGGACGGTCGCGTCCGGTTCGAGCTTATTGGCGAGGATCGATGGGGTGAGTTGGACGGGCTGCTGCGCCGCGTCGCCGGGGCGCTGAGAGGGTAGACGCTGACGCTCGATCCGGTTGCGGCCGAGGGCTTTCTGTGCGACCTGGCCGCCCTGGCCCGACGGGCGCTGCTGGTGCAGTACGACCTGTCGGACGAGCAACTGGCCGACCTGCTGAGTTTCGCCACCGACCAACCGCCCCGCTGGATCAACGACCTGCTGCAATGGGCACGGGGTGTCAGCGTGTCGGCCGACGGCGGCCGCCCGAGCTCCCCCCGCCGAAGATGGCGACTGCTGCGCCGTAGGAGAGCAACCGATGACAAGCACAGTTGAGATCCCGCTGGAGGAGGCGACCTTGCGAGCCCTTCGCCACGGCGGCGATCCGATCGGTCTGGCGGCCTTGGCCGCGATTCAGTCGAGGCCGCCAACCGCCTCCAAGACCGAAACGGTCGACGTCGAGCCGGATATCGCATCCGCGCCCGTACCGGGCCGCGAGGCGGTCGTCATCGAGACCGATCATCGAACCGAGACGACCGAACGGTTGGAACCGGCGCCCGACGCCGCCGATCCGGCGACCGAATCGCCGCTGACGATGTCCGATACCGATCCGCCGACGGTGGCGCCCCCGGCCGGTACGTTGCTTCCGGTGTCGCAGCCTGCGCCCGGGGCGATGACGCGAGGCGGCGACGTGTACATCGCCCATTACTACGCCCGGCTCCCCGCCGACTCGAACCAGAACCCGTACACCCGGTTAGGAGATCCCGCGGCTCATGGCTGATCCCGCGTTCAACGGAACCGACCTGACGACCGAGGCGGCCCACACGCGCGTGGGATCTCGGCGGCCCCGGGCCTATACCGAGACGATGCCGGGCGTCAACGGGGTCTTCGTGCAGACCCACGGGTACGGCCGGCGCGACATCGCCGCCGAGGGCCTGCTGACGGCCCAGGGGGCGAGTCGCGAACTGGCCCGCAACGCCGTGATGACGGCCTTCCGCCAGCGCGAGCAGATGGCCGACGGCGCCACCGTGGCCACGTTCACGGGCACCGACGGCGTCGATTACCCCAACTGCATCCTTCAGCACTACCGTCACGGCCGCGTTCGCGTGGCCAAGACGACCGCGTCGGTCTACACGGCCTACCTGCCGGTCGTCGCGGCCCTGATCCAACTGACGCCATGAGCTACACGACCACCGGCATTACCGTGTTGGAGGCCTCCGCCGGAGGCGGCCGGCTGCTGGTCCGCGTGGCCAACGCGAACGCCGACAAGCTTCTCCAATGCTATGTCAGCGGTGTTCTGGCGACGGTCCAATCCGCTCCGGCGGGTCTGTGGACGTGCGAACTGGCCACCGTGGCCGACACCGACCTGGTCTTCTTTCTGGCAGTCGATCCCGACCAGGCGCACGAGAATCTGTGGGCCGAGGCGTTCGCCGCGGCGGGCGCCGCCAATCGGCTTCGCGTTCGACTGCCCCGGACGATCGCCCCCTATGGTCCGACCGACCTCTGGCGGGTCTATCGCGGGGATGCGGGCGACAGCGAGGCGACCAAGCAGGTCCTCACCGCCCCGATCTACCCCGGCGGCCGGCGGGCCTGCGGGTTCGGAGCCGAGTGGGGCGGCAGCTTCGGCTACGACGCCGCGGACGCCGCAGGGTGGGGCGCGACCTTCGGCCGAGGCGAGTTCGGCTTCGACTGTGACCTGCTGGAGTGGACCTCCACGCCGCTGCCGCCGGGGACGTACCCGATCTCCGTGGCGATCATCGACGCGGCAGGTAACGAATCGACCGCGTTTGAGACGAGCGTAACGCTGAACACATACGCGCGGCCGGCGCGGGACCTGGCGGTCGACAGCTACGTCGCCGCAACCGACACGCTGGTTCTGACCTTCACCCAATCCGAGGATATCCCAAATGGCTGAAACCGCCCTGACCGACGCCGCGGCCAACGCATTGTCGGGCGCGACCGACAACGACACCGACATCACGTATCCGACCATCGGCGAGTCGCCATATCACACCACGCTGTACCGCTTGCTGCACCGCGTGCTGACGATCGCAAAGTCGGTCAACGCCCTTCGCGTCTACAAGGACGGCGACCTGACCTTCGGCGTCCGCGCCGGCGACGCCTCCGGCGGTTCGGTCGCCTACGCCTACGCCGGCGCGACAGGCCAATCGTTGACCGATGATACGACCAACTACATCTACCTGGTTATCAACGGCGCGAACCTGCAGCTTACCGTCAACACCACCGGCCTGCCCGACCCGGCCACCACGGCCCACCTGCCGCTGGCGACGATCGACACCGGCGCGGCGTCGGCCGGCGGGGTCAGCGGAACCTATGACGCGGTCGACATCACCGACTTTCGCGGGCAGGCGATCTTCCGGGTGGTCGGGGCATGAGTTTCACCGGCTACCGCGTCTATCGCGGCCGCGGATCGCTCGGGTCGGTCGACTGGACGACCCCCGTCGGGGAGGCCGGGGCCGATGCGACGTCGGTCCAACTCGCGGGGCTGGGCCACGAGCCGGGCGCGGGCTACACGTATGTCCTGCGCCCTGTCCTGGCCGACCTGGAGACGGGCGATGTGTCCTGCGTCGTCCGGGTGG